CGCGAGACGCACGAAGACGCGTTTATCGGACATCCTGCTCTCCAATCCGTTCGTTTACTTTTTTGACCATCACCGCCTCGATCTCGGGCAGCAGTTCCATCGCCACGAGGCCGTTGATGCCAAGGGCGCGCGCCATGGCGAGGGCTGCACCCATGTCCCAGCCGAGGATGATTTGCCGTGTCGCGCGCAGCTGGCCGCCCAAACGCCCAACAAGGTCCCAGATCTGCACCCCCTCGAAAGTCTGGGGGCGGTTCACTTTTGCCGGGCAGTCCGGGCACGGGACTTTGCAGGCCTCGAGGGCTTCGCAGGCCTCGAGGGCTTTGCAAGCCTCGCAGTACCGATCGCCCCCGCTGAAGTGCCAGTCGGCAAGGGCGCGGAGACGTTTTTTTCCTGTTCCAACACCAGGGCCTTGGCGACATAGCTTGTCTGGAACGCTTCAAAGATCGGATAGATGTCGAGCAGAGCGTCAACACCCTCGGGCGAGAGGCCCAGCACCTCGCCGTCAGCGTCGCCCACACCTTCCCAGGCAATCACCGCCCGCCGCCCCAGCGCCTTGGCAAAGACCAGCGCGCGGTCTTCGTTGCTGGCATCTTCGGGCAGCGCTTCGACGCTCAGATCGCTGCGGGTGGACACCATCAGCGCCGTGGTCAGCGGCAGCAGCTGCACCCGGACCCCGGGCGACAGCTCAAGCCAGCGTGGCTTTTTTGACAGATCGAGTTTGAGCATGATCAATAGACCTCCACATCGTTGACCAGGGTGATCGTGCACATCCGGCCCACCACTGCATCTCTGGCGGCTTGCCAATCAAACGTGGCCTGCACGCCCTGCGGTCCGCCGATCTCCACGCGTGGGCGCGGCAGATAGATCGAATGGGCTGTGACCGTGAGGCTCTCACCTGTGGGCAGCAGGTAATAGAACTCCAGTTCACAATCCGCACCGTTGATTGCCTGATCCATCAGCGTGTTGTCGGCAAAGCGCACCTCCATGCTGCCCGAAAGTGCTGCCAGTGACGGATCCGCGCCGTCGATCATGCCGTCGGCGCGGATCGTTTCGATGCGATCGAGATTGTTGGCATAGGTGATCTGAGTGGAAACCACATTGCCCAGTGCCACCCCCTCGCGCTTGATGGCACCGTTGAAATGGCCAAAGCGCTGCAGCGCAATCTCAGCGGGCGTGCCAACACCGGTGGCGGTTCCCAAGGTCTCGCCTTGGGCGACCATGGACACCGAGGCGGTCAAAAGCCCCGAGCGCGTCATCTGCCAAGACAGCTGATCGGCCACGCAGCCCGCATAGATCGCAAAGCGCGGGATCTCCGGCATGGCAATCTCGATCGAGAGGCTTGGCAGCGTCCAGTTGCCCGAGCGGAATTCGTGGCTGTACGGCGCCTCAGCGCCTGTGGTGATCGGATCGCCGAAGGTCGCCTTCAGCCAAAAGCCGAACGCGCGGGCATCGATGGGAACCACCACGTTGCCATCAGCGGTCAGGGCGTCCTTGATTGGTGCAAGGGGATCGCGCCCGTAGCCCAGAAGTTCCGAGTCGAGCAGCGGTTGCTCTGCGCCAAGCGTGGCACTGGCGAAGGGTATCTTGACGTAGCCAGTCGCGGGCGATGTGCCGTAGACGGATTCGAACGCAAGCGCCATCTGCGCCCGCGCCCCTTGAGCTCGTGCCATTGTGTTCTCCTCAAACTGTGGGGTGGGTCAGGCTACCGGGTCAGGCCAGAGGGTCTGACGTTGAGTAATGCAGAATGACTGGGATAATTGCGGCCTTCAGGCTGGCCGCACCCTCGACAGGTAAATCCACTGGCTGTGGCGCTTCCGCCTCGATCCAGTCGCAGCGTCCGCCGAGCGTGCGGTCGGCACGGATCACCGCACCGATCTGTCCGCAAAGTGCAGCGAAACCCGTGTCGCGGTCCGCGCCCTGAACGATGACTTCAAGATCGCTGCGATGCTGATAATGATAGGTCAGGGGCGACAGCGTCACCGCAGGATCGCCGGGATCGCCATCGCGCAAGATCAGCAGGCCCGCAGGTGGGATGCGCTCTGGCAGGACCTCGCCGCGCAACACCGGCACGTGCGGTACCGTGCGCAACAGGTCCGCTAGGGCGGTGAGGATGGTTTCTCGGGGAGTCATCCGATCTTTCCTTCTACCCAATTCGCCACAATTGCTCCGGGTATCCTCTCTTGCAAAGCCTTCGCATCCCGCGCCAGATCAAGCCGCTTGCGCAGTTTTACCTGCCGCACCAATAGGAAGATTGGCACTGTTGCCTTTCCGCGCCCGGTTTTTGATCTTGAGGCGACGCCAAGCCCACGATTGTTCAGCCGCCCCTCGGCCACGAGCAGGCTCGGTCCCCGCCTGCGATAGACAAACCGGAGCCTGAGACCGCGGCGTCGTTCCCATTCGCCGGGGGTGATCCTGCCGCCGCGTGCGCCCTTGCCTGCGGCCTCTGTTGGGATTGCCAGCCAAAAGCCGTCCTTGGAGCGGATCAGGGGCCCGGTGTCATGGGTGCCGATGATCACGGGCGCTTTGGACCACACAAGTGCTGCGGCATCGAGGCTCTCACCAACCTTCGGATAGGTCTGGCTGCGGATTGAATTGCCCAGCCGTCGACCCAGCCCCGCTTGCGTAATCTGCCCACGCCAGTCGGATTTAAGCTGTGTACCGGCCGCGCGCATCGCCGCTGTGACCGCTTTTTCTCCAGCCTTGATTTCGGCTGCCATAATCGCGGCCAGGTTAGGGGAGATGGTAATGTTGAGCTTCATGCAGGTCTCAAATCTATGGTCCAGACAAGCCGCTCGCGATCGCGCACAGGCTCGCCCTGAATAAGGAAGGCCTCCGCGTCGATCTCAATGCGGTCGCCCGGACGTGGGTTTGGGACTTCGGCAACGCGCAGGTCAATGCGCGTGCTGTCTGACCAAAGCCTGGCGCTGCCAAACTCGGTGATCTCATCCGCGCGGCGGGTGACCAAACGGATGAGAATATGAGTACCGCCTTGGGCGATATAGACCGCGTCCCGGGCGATGTGCGGATCGTGGAAGATCCCGTCGATTGCGATAGCGAAAGCGGAGGTCATGCGGTGCCTCAGTTTGCACTGAAGAGCCGGATCGCCATGCGTGGGCGCTTGTTAACAGGTAAGATCGAGCTTTCGGTCATCAGATCGATCCAGCGCCCCTTGGTGTCGATCATTTGGCGGGCATACAGCGGCAGGCCAATGGTGTTGGCGGTCTCCAGAAGGTTGGCAGGCCCGCCATAGGTGGTGAAGGTATCGAAGGTACCCAAGGGGAACGCGATGCCTTCGCCTGTGGGGATCAACCGCTCGGAGGTGCCGTTCGAGAGGGTGACGGACCCATTGTATTCCTCAAAGAGTATGCCAGCAAAAGGAAAAGCCCGGCGCATGTCTTCGCGCAGCGGCTGGCCGCCGGTGGCCGAGAAGAACTTGTAGGCTTCTTCGGTCTTGGGGTGGCTGATCAGCTTGTCGAAGAATTCCGAGCTCACCAGAGCATGTGCGGTGGTCATGGTCTCACCCAGCAGGTTGTCTTCCATCGCGCGCAGCACGTTGCGGACTTTGCCCTGTACGTTTGTGCCAGCGGTGCCAAAGACAAAGTCGATCGAGATCTTCTCAAGGCCGAACTCGGTGAAATAGTCGTAAAGCGTGGTGCCAGCGCCGTCCTTCACGATACCGCGCAGGGCGTTCATCTCCATATATTCGCGGGTCTGGGCATGTTTGCGGCGCATCAGCGTGAGTTTGCGGTTCATCACCTCGACCAGCGGATCGGCAGCATCTGAAAGGCCCAGCGCTGGCATGCCCTGGACATCAGCAGGCAGGATCACATCGTCATGCGGGATCCAGGGCAGTGCAAAGGAGCGCATTGAGCGCGCCTCGCGGTTGCCCACCGTTGCAGGTGCGCCCAGCGGGACGGACGGCAAAAGGCTCAACACCCCTTCGCGCTGCTCGATGACAATTGAGCGCTGTGTGACGCCTTCAAAGCGGAAGAGGCCGATCTGGCCAAGACGGGTGTAGAGGTTGGGCAGGATGTTGATGGCCTGCGTCATCTCGGTGAGCGAATAGCCGCCCGTGTCAAACGGGTTGCGGGTGATTGTCATGGGAAACTCCGGTGGAATGAGGGGCAGGAAAGGCGGGCGGATTGATCAGGCGGTATCGCGCGGAATGATGCCCAGCGCTGCGAGCTGGCCGTGTTTGGTGGTGGTTTTGGCGGCATCATCGACGGTGGCGTCAAAGACGAGGGCGGCTTTGGAAACGATGGCGGGGCCGCGCGCGATGACAATGCCGGTACCATCTGCGCCAGAGGCATCGACTGCGTAGAGCAGCATGGCGGCCGCTGTCTGCGCGCCATCTGTGCCGCCCGAGGTCGCCAGCTTGTATTTGCCGCTGGCGGTGATGCGGCCCAGAACAGCACCCACGGGATAGGCAGTCCCTACCAGCAGGGTGACGGTCTCGCGGGTATAATTGGGGTTCAACTCATATTTGAGGATATCGCCCAGGCCGGGCGGTTGGGTCAGGACAGTCATGTCGGGGATCCTTCTGGGGATGGAGGAATAAGAAACCCACCGCTAGGCAGGAGCAGTGGGGGTCTTGAGACGGGCGCGGGAGTATGGCGGCTGTGGAGCCGCTCAGCGTTTTGCGCCGGAGGCCGCGGCGCGTTTGGCTGCCGCAACAATGGGGCTTTCGCTGTTTGGAGACGCCGCCGGAGCGGGGGCTGTTGCCACCACATCCCGCGCATCGGCTGCGGCTGCCGCGTGCTCCAACACTGAACGGCGCAGTGCCGCAGGCGTGGTGCCTTCCCTCAGGGCTTTTGCCGCGTCGATGGCAATGCCAAGCCGTCCCGCTTGCGCTGCGATCTCGGTGATCTCTGCCGCTTCATGGCGAAGCTGTGCGGAAAGTTCCGCGCGCATGGATGTCTGGAGGGCGGAGGTGGGGTCAGCCTTTGGTGATCCCGAGGCTGCGGGAGGTGTGGGAGCAAAAGCAGCAGCAGGTGGTACTTCGGGAGCTGTGCCGCTGTTTTCGACAGTATCACTCTGCGTTTGGCCGTCTTGCGATTCATCGGGGGTGGGTTCGGTTTGTGGCAAGGTATCGTTGCTCATGAGATGATCCTTTCGGGATTGGGTTTGGGATTGGGTTTGGGCCGTAAAGGCCACGTGGGATGGGACGAATGCGCGGATCGGGGACAAGCTTTGTTGAAAGGCGGCAAAGCCGCGCTGCATATCGATAACTTCGTCGGCAAGACCTGCTGCCACAGCTTCGGTCCCGCGAAAGCTGGCGGCTTCGGTGGCCAGTGCAGCCTCTTGGCTCAGCCGTACGCCACGTCCCGCTGCCACCGTTTCCGCAAAGAGAAAGCGCAGCACATCGATTTCGCGCTGAATGTCGTCGCGGATATCAGTGGGGAGAGGCGTGTAAGGATTGGCATCGATCTTGTGGCTTCCTGCGTGGATCAGCGTGACGCGCACCCCGTCTTGATCCAGCTGACCGCTGAGATCGGCGTGCATGACGACAACACCGATGCTGCCGACCGCCCCGGTGCGGGGCAGCAGGATACGGTCGGCCTGGCTGGCCAGCGCGTACCCGGCCGAGAAGGCGTGTTCGGCCACAAACGCCCAGACGGGTTTTGTGGCGCGAATTGCACGAATACGATCTGCGAGGTCAAATACCCCCGCAACTTCGCCACCAAAACTGTCAATTTCCAATGCGAGGCCGCGCACGGACGAGTCGCTTGCTGCCGCCTCAATCTGTGCTGCGATTCCCTCATAGCTGGTCTGGCCAGAGGACTGGCCGATCCAGCCGCCGCGATGGATCAGCACGCCCGCGATCTCAATCACCGCGATGCCGTCGATGACGAGATAGGGCGCGTCGCCTTGCTCACGCAGGCTCTCAGTCAGGCCACCGGCGAGGATGCTGGCGCGAGCGAGCAGGACGCCGGTACCGGGCGCGTCAGTTATATCACTGCCCGTCAGCTCGACGCGCCGCCCGAGGATACGCGGCCCAAGGCCGGAGAGAAACGCCATGGCTTTGGAAGGCTCAATCAGCAGCGGCGTATTGAAGGCGCGCGCAGCAATGCGGGCGTGGAACATCAGGTCTGGTCCTCAGAGTTGCGCGGGCGACCCGCGTCATCGGTTTCATCTTCCGGGTCGGTGTCGTCGTCTTCGCCCTCATCCTCATCCGGGCCTGTTAAAGCCTGCACGCCTTGTGCGGGCGAGCCGGGGCGGCGGAAATCGAGGCCGAGTAATCGCTCACGGGCTCGCTCAGCCGCGATTTCGCGGTCGACTTGTTCTGCGTCATAACCACGCTCGGCAATGGCTTGGCTGCGGGATTTGAGGCCTGCTTCGATCTGAGCAATCTCAGCATTGGCGTCCTTCAGGGGATCGACCCAATCCCATTTGGTCGGCAGCCAGTTGGCAGCAAGCAAACGCGACCGGTCGGCCTCGAACCCGGGCAGATCCAATGCCCCAGACAAGACAGCGGCATCCATCCAGCGCGCATAAATCGGTCGGCACAGCTGGTAGACCATCACCGAGTGCTGCCAGGCCGAGACACGACGGCGGAACTCGATCAGGGCGAGGCGCGAGTTCGAGAAGTTGCCTTTCACCATGTCGTTTGTCAGATATGGGTAAGGAATGCCCAGCGCCGAGGCGACCTGCAGCAGCGTGCGGTATTGGAACGGCTCGTAGGTTGCTCCTGAATCCGCAGGCTGGCCCACGGTCACATCCTCACCCGGATCCAGACGCACGACCTGGCCCGGGCTGATCTCGAAGCCGCCCAGCATGTCGTCCTCCTCAGCGGGCAGCAGCGGGTTTTCTGGCGCGGGCGAGGTGACGAACATCGCATACATCGCCGCCACCTTTTTGCGGTCGAGCTCGGCATCGTCGTATTGATCGAGCAAAAACAGCTTCACGATGGCAGGTGCCAGCTTTGAGACCCCGCGCAGCTGGCCTGCTTCTACCGGATCGATCACGTGGATGACCTCTGAGGCGGGCACCCGCACCATTTCGCCCGCCAACCCCGGATCGGTGCTGTCGCCCGGATGCCTGCGCAGGAAGTGATAGGCCACGCGGCGTCCGACCCGGTCGAACTCGATCCCCTGACGGATGGCATTACCATTGCCAGCCATTCCCGTCTGGTGCAGCGGCAACATTTCGGCGGGCAGCATCTGCAGCTGCAAGGGAACGGAAAGCCCATCGCCCGCGCGTCTTGGTCTGATCCGGAAGAAGACCTCACCGGCCAGAAACACTTCGCGCGCCGCGCGCCGCTGCAGCCCGTAGAAATCAGTCAGACCTTCGCTGTCTGCTTCATCCGTCCAGGCCAACCAAAGGCGTTGCAGCTCTTCCTTGTGCGCCGCGTCTGCAATTTGTGAGATCGGTTTAATCCCGTCGCCCACGGTATTTGCAGCCCAGCTTTCAACAGCATTGGCCGCATAGCCATTGTTGCGCACCAACCAGCGGGCGCGTGCAGTGATATCTGGTCCTGACGCCGCGATCAGCGCATTCACATGCGCGCGCGTCGCCTGAAATCCGCGCAGACGGCGGTGATGCTGCCCTGCATCAAAACCACCGACAAAGGCCCCGAGACGCTGCCGCCAGTTCATTACAGGTCCTTTACGGCATAGGGGTGAGAGATGCGCCCAGCGCCGCGCTCTGCCTTTGCGATGCGCCGTTCGATATCGAAGACGGCAGCCGCCAATTCAGCATCGGTGCCATAGGTCAGGGTCTTGCCATCATAGCTCACAGAGCGCGTGCCGCTGTACCGCGCCGCCAACAGCGCGCTGTGGCGGGATTTGAGATCATCGAGGGTCATAGGTCATTCCATGTATTTTGGCGTGCTTACCCGCCAACCGCGCTTGCGGGGGGCGGCAATCCTTCCGGCTTGAGGCTCGGACGGTGTGTCAGTGTCGGCTTTGGCGGCCGCCGTGATTGTCTCCACCCCGGCTTGTTTTTCGAGTTGTCGCCACATCCGCTCATCGAAGCGGTCAGCCCCGAGGATCCAGACAGCGGCTCGGGCGTACACCCGAGTATCCAGCGCCTCATTGCGTTCGCGCATCTTTTGCCATTCTTGGCGCGCGTAGCCCCGCTTGTTGCGGATCGTGACCAGCTGTTCGGCCACCAGCTGCTTTAGCCATTCGCTGTCAGCCCAGTCCGGCAGGTGGATCGTGCCTGCTGGATTTGAAACGCCACTGGCGCGGTCTTCATCATTGGGCCGCTCCAGCCGCAGATAGCGATAGGTCTCCGCCTTGAAAGTGGCGGTGGCCACTGTCCAAAGCCGCGCGCCCCGCTTGAGCTTTCGACCGTTTACCGTGGCATCAACGAAGGTCGGCCCTGAGACCGGCGTTGTACGGTTGAACCCCTCCATGCCTTTGACAGGAGCCACTTGCGCGATGCCTTGGATGCGAGCCCATGCGTAGACGGCAGCCGTCTCATACCCTGTGTCGATGGCTAGCTTTGCCAGCGGCATCACAGCGCCGTGTTCATGCACCCATGTTTGCCCCAGCAAAGCGGTCAGCCTATCCCAGCAGGCTGGATCATCCGGCCCGCCAGGAATGACGACGTGATCGACAAGCCAACTTTCCAGCCCACGGCCCCAGGCCCAGACATCAACCTCAATCCGGTCCTTTTGCACGTCGGCTCCCGCGGTCAGGAACAGTCCCCGCGCAGGGATCTGTGCCACAAAAATCTCGCGCCGATCCGCGAGGCGCTGCCATTCCGGCGCATCGCCACTCTCGACCCATGTCTCGCCCAGCAGCGTGTTGCGCGCCGCGCGCAGCATCTCGTCCGAGCCTTGGGCCGCCAGCCAATCCCGCGCGATTTGCTCCCAGCTTTTCCAGCCGATCGGCGAATAAAGCGCCGAGAGGTGGAACCCGATCGCGTTCGGGTTGGCTGACACAGCGGTGGCGCGCCACTCACCGCGTGCCAGCATCTCAGTCTTGTGATGCTCTGCGATAGGCTTCTCGCAGCCCGCGCAATGATACATGGCAGTTTCTGGCTGCGCCTTGTCCCAGCGCAGCCGCTCGAACTGCAGCCATTGCCGGTGACCGCAATGTGGGCAGGGCACAAAATACCGCCGCTGATCAGAGGCCTCAAACTCACGCTCGATCCGGCTCAGCCCCCGGATGGTTGGGGTCGAGACCATGAACACCTTGCGGCGATGGGCAAAGGTCGTCGTGCGGGCCTCTGCCAGCGTGACCGGATCGCCTTCTTCGTCAGCGGAAGCTGGATAGGCGTCAACCTCGTCCAGAAACACATAACGCGCGGGCATCGAGCGCAGGCCAGTGGCTGAGTTTGCCCCGGTCAACACCAGAATACCGCCGGGGAATTCTTTTGACAGCATCGAATTGCCCGCGTCCCGCGAGCGGGCCGGGCTCACCTTTTCCCGCAGTGCCGGGCTGTCCTCGATCAGCGGATCAATGCGGCCGCGCGAGGTACGTTTTGCCATCTCCAGCGTGGGCAGCACCGCCAGCATCGGGCCTGGCGCGTGGTGAATAACAAAGCCAATCCAGTTATTACCCGCCTCCGTGGCGCCGACCTGTGCGGCCTTCATGAAGGTGATCCGCTGCGCCGGGTGGCGCGGTGACAGCGCGTCCATGATCTCGCGCAGATAGGGCGTGCGCGCCGTGCGATATTGCCCGGGTTCCGCACTGGCGCGGGACGACAGTTTGCGATGCGCATCTGCCCATTCCGAGACTGTCAGATCTGGATCAGGCCGGATCCCGCGCCGCCAGATGCGCAGTATGTCCTCAGCGCCATCAAAGCCGAGGTCGAGCCCCTCGGTTAGGTCGCCGTCGTTCAGGCTGTGATCATGATCACCCTCATGCAAGCGAGACCCTGAGGTCTGCGAGGGCGGTAAGCTGCTCTCGGACATGGGTTTCCAGC